AAATAGGATCTAAATAAAATACAAATTGCTCTAAAGAAGCAATCTTTGAAACATGAACCAATTATCAAATCTGTTATCATATTCTCTATGTATATCAAACATTTTTTCATTTGTAAAAATAATATCTTTAACTATTGTTTGGTCATCTTTTATAAAATAATCGTTAGAAAAATAATAATTCAATTTATCATCATATAATTTGGCGTAATAATTTGACAAAAATATTGGCATTATAAAAAATCCACCTGCGAAACATGATTCATTATAATCTACACTAGGTTCAGAATTAATATTTGTATCATAATGAGATTTTATATCTTGAATATGTTTACAATATTTTAAAGTATCATTTTCTACACAACCATAATGAATACAAATATTTTTAAAATTTTTACTTAATAATTTTTCATTATTTGGCCAATTATTTAAATAAGCGCTATATAAATCATTCGGTCTATTCCTGAAATATCCAATATCACACCATCCATAATATATTGTTGAAAAATATTTATTATTTATAGTTTCTTGAACAAAAAATACTTTTTCATTCCATAACATATTTAATTCCCAATCAGTTTTTTTATGTAAATCCATATGACTCTTTCCATGATTCTTTATCCATAATTCTTTGAATTTATATGTATAAAATTCTTCTATTGGTTTGATAATTATTTTTATATTTTTGTTTCTTTTATCTATTAATGGTGATAAAAATACAAAAGATTCTTTGTTAGTATATATAACCAAATAAAAATTATTAACTATTGATAAAAAGTTTTTAATCCATTTTAAATATCGTCCAATAGAAAATTTAGATTTTAATATATAGAAACATGTTGAAAATGTTATAATCTTTCTATTTCTAAAACTTTTTATATTAGAAAAATATGGATTGGGAGGTATATTATAAACCAATTTCATATTATTAAATAAATTTATTATCTTTTGATTTTTAAAACTTAAAATTATTAGTATATTATAAACTAATTAAATATGAACTTGAAAAATTTACAAAATACAAGTGATTTCATATTGCTTATTTTTAATTGTAAAAAATATAATTATAAAGCTTTAAAACAAAAAGAAACATGGCTAAAAGATTTTAATTTAATGCCTTATTTTCATGTAATTGGTGAAACAAATTTAGATTCAGATTATAAATTTGATACAACTAACAAAGTTTTATATGTTAAGATTGAAGATGATTATAATTCTTTACCAAAAAAAGTTATAGCGGCTTATTCAGCTGTAAATAACGAATATATATTTAAATATATATTTAAAACTGATGATGATCAAGAATTAGTTTTTCCTAATTTTTTATCAACAATCCAAAATTTATTATTAAGTAAAATACCTAAAAGTCATTACGGAGGATATTTAGTAGATGTTGATAAACCTTATTTAAGTCAATATCATAAAATTCATCCTGAATTACCAGAAAATATTCCTGTTTTAAAAACCCAATATTGTAGTGGGCGTTTCTATTTTTTATCTGATTTAGCCGTTGAACAATTAATTAGAAAAATGGAAGAAATAGGAAAGGAATATTTAGAGGATTATGCTATAGGTTACAATTTAGATCCTGTTTTAAAAAAGAACATGTTAAATATTCAAACTAACAAATATTTTGTAGATTTTTTATAAATTATTAAGTATTATGAATTATGTAATGATTATTACACCGATGAATTTTTAATTCATTTATTGGTGTAAAATCTCTATTGAGATGGTCTTCTGGCTTATTCAAGGGTGTATAAAGTTTTTTTCTCTCATTTGTTTAATTGCTTTAAACATTTCTGCCTTGTCCAAATCTACCATTATTTTTTCATAATTTGTTATTTTCTTTTCAATATCACTATAATCTTCTCTTTGAACAACAGTTGGAGGTGTTATTAAAAACCATCTACTATTATTTTGTAGAATAAACCAAAATTTATCAATAGCAAATTTATTTGCTTCAACTGGTTTTTGTAATAAATGTGTTAATCCCATTTTCACATTTTGTACTAAAACTTTTATATAATGACCATTTACTAAATATCCAGTTGTAGTTTGACAACGAGATACTTTAATACATGAATCATCTATATTTTCATATGGAGGCATATTATTACCTGCGAACAATATTACATCCCAATTGTTACCATGGTTTTCAATAAATTTATTAAATTGACTTTTAAATAAATCAGGTTTTAAAAACTTTATATCATCTTCAACAATTAAAATATGTTCCAAGTTATTTTTTACCGCTTCTTGTAATAATTTCAGATGACTCATACTACACCCAATAGCACCATTTTCCATTTTAATTGCGTTGAATCTTTCAGCTTTTATACCAATAGTATTTAATTCTTTTTGAACATGTTCTTTACGATCTGTGCGATGCTCCAAATTAATGTAGAAAGCGTGTTTTATGTCTTCAATACCATTTATGCTACTCATAATAAAACATATATATAAATTATTTTTATTATGATTACGAATAAACATTTTTTTTACTGTGTAAATAAATGAAATAAAAAATTAATAAACACCTCCCATTCTAATATTAACAGACGCACTTGCCTTTGGTTTAGAAGCAATTATCCTTGAATAAGCCGGTGAAAATTTATTAATATTAGGCGGTATAATTCTTTGATCATAATTATTTTGTCTTAAAAATTCATTATATTTTTGAATTTCATTTAAGGAAACTGGATTTTCATTAACTATTTGATAAGAATTGTTTGTTTCATTAGTATTATTTCTTTCAAGATTATAAGATTTATTGTAATTATATTTAATTATTTCAGCTGCTTTTTTGACACCATATTTTTCAATCAATTTATTTCTCTGTTTAACATTTGGATAATATGGTATATTAGTCCAATCATTTTCAAGATGGTTTGTAACATTATTAGGATTCATTCTGTCAAAGCTATTCATTTTTTGAGGCGATTCTCTCAAATCATATTTAAAATAATTTTCATTTTCAGAATTTACTCCAGTTATAAATTCTGTTATATTTATTATAAAAAAATTAGGAGAATCAACAATATTTATATTATCAATTGGATTTGTAGAATCACTTCCAATTTCATAATTTAGATTATGTATAGTTCTTAGCCCATCAATTCCATTGTCATTTTTTGCTCTAAATGAATCATCACGATTGATTGTTCTAGAAACTCCGTCAAACAAATGAATTATATTTGGACTTCCAATTGGATAGAATTGACTTCTATCAATCTTTAAACCAATTCTTTGACAACGGTTTTGTAACACAGTATCTTCCATCCCCCAACCCCAAAAATTAGGATATCCATTAGTTGCTTCAAAATCAGACCCTTTTATGGATACTATTCCTCCAAGAGCATATTCAAAACCATAAAAATGTTTTACAATACCATGAACCGTTTCAAAATCAAATATTGTGGAAAATGGTATTGTGTCTATATCATTGAATACAAAGGTAATATCTTTATATGATTCAGGATATTTATTTTTAACAGCTAAAAATCCGATATTTTTTGTACCACCTCTATTAAAAGGTCGGTTATCACATTGATGAGAAAAATATAATTCGTAATCATTTCTATCATCCATAATAGTTTTCAAATAATTTGAAAAAAAGAATTTATGTTGAGGCCGATTTCTATATGGAACAATAAATATAATTTTAGGTACTTGATTTACTTCGTTAGACATATCACTTATGAATTAATATTATTTTTATATTATTAAAGTTACGAATAAACTATTTTACCTAAATAATAAATTTGTTAAAAATAGTGGGTTTTTTTATATCTATAATGAAATAAATGGATAGTATTAATGATATCAAAAACATATATTATATTAATCTTGAATTTAGATTAGATAGAAAAATTTTTATTGAAAAACAAATGGAGAATTTAGGATTAAACGCAAGACGTTTTAATGCTATAAAACATAATATTGGTTCTATTGGATGTAGTTTAAGTCATTTACAATTATTAAAATTTGCTAAGGAACAAAATTATGAACATATTTTGATTTTAGAAGACGATATACATTTTTTAAAACCTGAATTATTTATTAGTAATATAAATAATTTTCTTAAAAATCATAAAAATTTTGATGTATTATTAATTGCTGGTAATAATGTTGGAAATTATACTATTATAGATAAGAATTGTGTAAAAATACAAGCATGTCAAACAACAACTGGTTATTTGGTAAAAAATCACTATTTTGATAAACTTATTAATAACTTTGAAAATGGTGTAAATAATTTAATAAAAAACCCTTCATTGGAAAAATTTTATAGTATAGACCAATATTGGAAATCTTTACAATTAATTGACAAATGGTATTTATTAACGCCCTTATGTGTTTCACAAAAACCAAATTATAGTGATATAGAAAAAAAAAGAATGAATTATAATATTGATATGTTGATTCTTGATAAAAAAAAGTTTTCTTTCCAAAACCTTAGAAAAAGACAAAATTCATTTCCAATTTCAATGAATTCAATAATGTTTAAGAAATAAATTTATTTATATTTATTTATATTTATTTATATTTATTTATATTTATTTATATTTATTTATATTTATTTATATTTATTTAGAATTACAGCTGGAACTAATTCTTCCTTCATCTTTTCAAGTTTCTTAAAACATTTATTAATTGTAACTTCAGAAATTTCACTAATAATTTTAACATCTTTTTTAGAAACATTTAATTTACAAATTTCAGCAATAAAATATATTATTCCAGCGGCAATTGAATGTGGTGTATTTTCTGGCATTAAATCTTTTTTTTCTATTTTTATAGCTATAAATTGACATAATTTTGTTAACTCAGAGTTAATATTTAATTTACTACAATAACGCTCTATAAAATCTTCTGGTTTTGTTTTACAAAATGATGTTTTATCTTTATTATCCATATCTTTTTCCAAAACATTTAAAATTGTTTGTGCGTTTTTACATCCCTGAGTAGCACTTGTTACATCTAAATGAAATATAGTTGCTAATTCTTTTGCTGTTCTTGGATAATTGTTTATACGACATGATAAATATATAGAAGCTGCCAATAATCCATCTTTATTATCACCTCTAAATGTTTGTTCAAATTCTGAAATTTTTTTATGATATTTTATAGCATCATCTATTATTTTTTTTGATATACCAGCATTTTGAGCATATCTTGTAATTCTTTGAAATTCATCATATTGAGATTTCTCCTTATAAGGCATTGATTGCCATTCTGTATATCTTCTTATTTTTCGCATTTCATAAGATGATTTACCCATACATAATACTTTACAACCAAATGAGGATTCTTCTAATAATGGATTAATTGGCATACCACATCTGGTTGGATCAGAACCTTGATTATCATCAGCGCCGTAATATCTCCATTCAGGACTTTGATCTAGAATATCTTTATAAATAATACCACATTTATTATTAGTACATGTCAAAAATCCTTCATCTGAATATGCTAAGGATTGTTGACATCTCTCACAACATTCTCTATCAGCAATAGTTCTATATAAACATTCTAAAGGTTCATTTGATTTCTCAGGATTAATAATTTCACTATCAAATACGTTCCATAATTTAGATGTATCAAATGACTTTTCTTTATTCTTTTTGCTTCTTTCGTTGCTTAACATTTATTATTGTTTATTAATGGATAAAATAAATTTTTAATTCAATTTTATTATAAATTTAATTAGTATTATTTATTGATTGTAAGATTAAATCTAAGATTAAATCTAAGATTATATGTAAGATTATATGTAAGATTATTTTTTAAAAATGTTTTTTAAATTATAAAAGGTGTAAAAGGAATAGCTCCTAATACATCTAATCCAGGTTTTTCTAAAGTTAATTCTCCATTTTCAACCTTTTGAAAGTTGAATCCATGTATAACTAGAAAAGTACCATTTTTAATCCAAGGGCAATTTTTATTACATGAATTATTTTTAACATTAAAAGTCTTTTTTGTATTGGATAAATTTATTATTTTTGGTGTTCCTTTTGGTGCTGCTAAAGTACATAAAGGATTATTATTATTACAACAAGGTGAATTTTTACCTGGAGTATTTTGTATTACACCATGTTGCCATTCATCTGATGTCCCTAACCACGCTATAATTTGACCTGGTGATCCATTATTATTATTATGTATATGAATTGCGCTGACACCATTTAGGTGTTTATAATTAGCAGCAATATTGATTGATTCACCATCTGAATTTGGAGTAAAAGAAACATCAACATATTTAGAACTAGCATTAAATGATTTTTTCCTTAATGATGTATTATTTTTTTTTGTTTTTCTTACTTTATTTCCAAGTTTTTTTGTTATATTTAATGATTTCTTTGCCATAATATAATTTAAGAAAAAATTTGTATGACTTGTCTTTTGTGTTTTAAATAGGTTATATAAATATTTTTAAAAGTATTATATAATATTATATGGGAAATCAATTATCTAATATAAAAAAGGAATCATCAGATGAATTAAAACCAAAATCAATTTCTCAAATATTGGATTATATATCAACTTATTATATTGTTACAGCTGACTTTAAAAGTTTAAGAAAACTTTATGAAAAAGAATATTGTGATAAACTTGTCATTCTAACATCTGACATTGTTGAACGTTATTTCACAGATATTGAACTAACATATTTAGATCAAAGAATCAAAAATGGAATTGAAGTTAATGAAATGGATAAAGATAATATTATATTTTTTGATAGAGATAATCTTGCCAAATTAGATGTACAAAATTCTTTTAAAAAGAAAAGAATTTGTATAAGTATTGCTAAATTTTATATTAAAATTGCTCATATTTTTGCTGCTATTGTTACAACTATTAATCCTATTTATGTTTATAAAGATCAAGAAGGAAATACTGTTAGAGCTTCACTTGCTGAAAAAGGTAAAATACCAGTTAATACTTATAGAGATATTTATAAATTAAATATATGTGATAATCGTATTAATTCATTACAAAATAATTCAACAGAAGCTGATGAAAATGGTGATGTTTCTATCAATCCAAAAGTATGTTCTATGAATATTAGAGATGATGGTCAAGATAAAACATTAGAAGATGAACCTGGAATACCTGAATTACTTCAATTGTATTATGATGATAATTATGATTTTGAAACTGGAAAATTTAATGGTATGTCAGAAACTAATAAGAAAGTATTTCAGGAAGATCTAAAAATATTTTATAATGTCTTTACTGGTAATCCAAATATGCCTCCAAGTGTTACAAAATTTAGTGATATAAAATTGAGGGGTTATCATAGAATGCCTGGATGTCAGGGATCAGATCCTTTATTTGAACGTAAGTATAAAGGTCCTAAAACTAACAAATTATTTTTAGATTATGCTGAAAATATGAAAAAAATGATAAATAATACAAATAAAAATCAGAATGCTTTAATATCTATAATAAATCAATTATTTGTTTACACAATTGACCCACAAACTAACAAAAAACAAATTCGTGTTAATCCAGAATTAACGGAAGCAAGATTACAAGAAATTGTAGTTGAGTGTAGAGCATTGATTATAAAATTATATTTAACTTGTGAAGTTGATTATGTAAATGGTTTAAAAATGTTTGAAGCAATTGTTGATAAAAAAATATTTGATACCGCACAGAGTCAAATTGCTAATTTAGAAAAAATATCAGATCAATTGGTAACTTTAGATCAAGTTCCACAACCAGCTGAATTACAACAAATAAAAGAAACTGCTCAAGAAAAAATTGTAGAACAAAAACAAGAATTAGATAAGCAAATTCAAGAAATAAAAAAAGATGAACAAATTGTAAAACAAAATCCAAGTGAAGTTTTGTCAATTGAGCCGCCTGCTATTGTAGCCGTTAATCCAGCCGTTAATGTAGCCGTTAATCCAGCTGCTAGTGTAGCCGTTAATCCAGCTGCTAGTGTAGCCGTTAATCCAGCTGCTAGTGTAGCCGTTAATCCAGCCGTTAATGTAGCCGTTAATCCAGCCGTTAATGTAGCCGTTAATCCTTAAAAATAAATAATTATTATATTATTATATTATAATGAAAGGATGTCCTTTATATAATGGTCAAAATTTAGTATATACCGGTTCTGCTAATCCCTATGGACTAATTCTTAAAGGAGGTTTAAAAAAAAGAAGAAAAAATAAAAGAACAACTAACAAAAAGAATAAAAAAAGAAGAAATACTCACACAAAAAAAAGATATAATCGTTAAATTTAGCAATTTTATAACAACAATTTTTATAGCAAGTTTAAAAAAAAATATTATTATTATATATAATGGCTCAAACCAGAAGTATGACCCGTACCCGCAAGCAAATTTACCGTAAACGCGTTAAGAATTCACCGTGCCGTGGTAAATCATTTACTACTTGTAGACTAAGAAATGGCTGTAAAAGAACCAGAGCAAATAAAAGAAAGTCTTATTGCCGCAGAAGATCAAATCGTTCCGCATAAATAAGTTTTTATCATTTTAAAATTATTTATATTATGATATAAAATTATAATTATTATATCATTTTCTTTCTGGACTTTATAAAAAATAATTGTACAATTTGTATAACGAAGAAAAAATAACTTAAATATTTATCTTTAATTTATAACAAATGAAATATATGTTATTGAGTCTTTATTCTATTTTTTTATTACCAAGTTCAGCGTGTACAGTAGGGTCAAAATTTTGTATTAATTGTAAATTTTACAAAAAAAACTTTTTTACTTTTAGTGAATTTGGAAAATGTGCTAATTTTATATACTATGATGACAATTATAATTATTTAGTGAATGGAAAACCCAATTACAATCTCGACCATCTTCATTACTGCGCTACCGCAAGGAAATTTGACAATATGTGTGGAAAAGAAGGCAAATTTTATAAAGAAAAGAAATGATTAAAAAGTTATTAGATGATTCTATATTTTTTATAGAATCATTTTTTATATTTTATATTTTAATGGATAGTAAAAAAATGTAAATAATTTACATTCTACCAGCAGCAGCTGCTCTTGATGCGGCGGCACCAGCAGCAGCAGCGGCATTAGCAGCTTTTGAGGCAGCCTTCTTAGCATTCATAGCTGCTGATGCGGCTCTTGAAGCAGACGCACTTCTGGCAGCCTTGGCAGCCTTTGAAGCAGCCTTGGCTGCTGACTTTGAGGCACTCTTGGCAGCTGATGCGGCAGCAGCAGCCCCCTTGGCGGCAGCGCGTTTCATTGTGCGGGCAGCGGATGCGCCACGGGATCTAGATCTTCTTGCGGAACGAGACTTGGAAGCCATTTTATATATTAATCTTAGAAAAAATAATTTTTCTAAATAAAGTTTTTATATTATAATATTTCTAAATTATTTTATTTGTCTACCAAATAGTATCAGTGGAAGGCCAATACATTTTATCTTTCTTTTTAACATTATAAAGACTCCTAAATAATTCTAAACGTGCTAAAGGACAATTTGTTCTATATTTATCAATAGGATGAGGATTCGTTTTTAATTGTGCCTTTACGGCTTTATCATATATTTTTTGCCTAGCTTGAATTGCTATATATACAAAGAAAGCATGAAATGATAGAGCGCGAATAGGAACAATGTCTTTATTTTTATCTTGAAAATCTCTTAAATATTCTTCACATATTGCTAAACCTGAAATGTCTGCTAAATTTTCACCAGTACTTAAACTAGCATCCATTTTTATTCCATCATATGCGGCAAAAGTCTCATATTGTTTAATAACATTTCTAACTTTTGCTTCAAATTGTTTACGATCGTTAGGAGTCCACCAATTTAAAAAATTTCCCTTATGATCATATTTACTTCCCATGTCATCTAAACTATGAGACATTTCATGTGCCAAAGTAAGTCCTATAAAAGCTAAATTATATTCAATACCTCTTTCATCCAAATCAATAAACGGTTTTTGTAAATATGCTAAAGGTACATAAATAGAATTCTCCGTTGGAGTATAATATGCGTTTACTATATAAGATTGTTTCCCAACCATTTTAAATTCATACCAATCAATAATAGGAATATCCGTTTCCGATTTTTGACCTTCTAATTTAATCATTTGTTTAGTTCTCCAAAAAGCAATTTTCTCCAAATTTTGATAGGCTTCTCTATTTTTATAATCTAAAATAGGATCCTCACGTAAAATCTTTGGACTACCAACTTCTAAATTTATATTTTCTAGCTTCAATAAAGCATATTTTTTTGTTTTAGGGGAGAGCCATGTATTACGTTTAACAATTCTTTTATAAACTGCTAATAAATCGGATGCCATATTGTGAACATAATCAATATATTGTTGTTTTTTATTTCTGTCAATATATTCATTTGTTAAAAATGTATTAAAACAAATTGATAATCCTATTACTGGATAAATTTCTCTTGGGACCATTGTTTCTTGTCCTAATACAAATTTCCTATGGAATTCAAAATATACAACTCTCCATTCACTATGAAATCTCATAACTTGTCTAAAACAAATGTAAAGATAATAAGTTCGCCATTTATTACTTTTCCATGTATCATCTTTTGTAAGCATTTCCATAACACATTTTAAATAATTTGTACTAGTACATATAAATTTATTAGGAATATCTTTATAACCAATTATTTTCGCCATTTTTTCCCAATCAAAATTATATTTTTCTAATGCTTCTTGTTTAGAAACGACATTATATCCATTTATATTATCATTCTTTATAGAATCACAACCTAAAGCACTTAATAAATCATATTCACAATCCCAAATATCTGATGATTTTAGACCATGACCTTTTCCTAAACATAGATCAAACATATCATGAATAAAAGCCAAATATTTTTTTTTAAATAGTTTTTTATATTGAATGGTATCTTGATCATCTTTTGTATCTTCAATATAAATTTCATAATCATATATTGTTAGTTGTGGAGCAGAAATATTAGATATATAATATTCCACATTTGTATCATCTTTTAAAACATTCCAAACTATTGGTGATCCCCATGATATAATTTCATTCTTATTTTGTGATCCTAAGATTTCATAAATATTATTGGAAGCGATTTTTTTATCAATATAATCCACATAATAATTAATATAATCTTGAGCAGCTTTATTATCCAAATAATAGATAGATTCGTAAACATTTTTAATAGCAGTAGCTTTTTCAGAGTCATTATTTTTAATAAATTCTTTAACAATATCAATTAATTCATAATATACTTTTTCTTGTGTAACTCTAAAACTATCAACTTGTACATAATATTTTGTATCTTTTTTTATTTCTTTACTCTTTTGTTCTAACCATTGATAATTTATATATGTATAATAATCGTCTTTGGCTTTAAATTCGGTAGGAGAAAACGGTGTTTTGAAAATTTTAACTAGTCTTTTTTCTATATTAGTATCTTCGTTTTTTAAACTATGTTTGAATTCTTTTTCATATTCTTCTTCAAATCGGTTAAATGAATTAGCATGTTGTTGACAATAGTGTTTTAATTCATTTTTATTAAGTTTATGATTTTTCTTACTTAATTGTAAACATTTTTTGGTTCTATTTTTTATAGTTTTGTTACTTTTAGTTTTCATTATATATTATAATAATATTAGTTCTAAAATTAAATATTTTTTTATACAAATTAATAAATTAATGCCTTGGTTTGCGACCTTTTGTCAATTTTGACCTTTTTTTCATTCGTTTTACTGTCTTTCTATATTTATTCTTATTCTTTATTCTTCTTGTTTTTCTTTTAATTCTACGTCTTCTTTTTATAGTTTTGCCTCCATTAATTCCTCCATTAATTTCTCCATTTATATCTCCATTAATATCTCCATTAATTCCTCCATTAATTCCTCCATTAATTCCTCCATTAATTCCTCCATTAATTCCTCCATTAATTCCTCCATTAATTCCTCCATTAATTCCTTCATTTATATCTCCATTAATTCCTCCATTAATTCCTCCATTAATTCTTTGTTTTTTTTCAGGAGGTGATAAATTTAATTCTTCTACACTTGTTGGTGATTGAAATGGAGGCTTAAAAGGATTATTAGGCTTAATAGGAGTTGTATTTGGAACTGTTGACTCTTTAATATTATTGTCATTTATACCCAAACGCATTTCAATGTTCTTCAATTCTTCTTCCGTCTGAATCTCTTTAAATACGAATTCTCCGTCTTCAACATCTATATAACTTCCAAATTTGCCTCCAAATAAATTAAAAGAGGTTTCTGTTTTTGTTTGATTATTTTCAATTAAACAATCATATTCATCTTTGCCACCTCCTCTTTTTTTAAAATCTTCATTACTTTGTAAAGTTCTACTAGTTCGTGAACTTCTTCGTGAACTGGTATTTTGAGGTCCAGCAACTAATGATGCGTTCTGTTGGCCTGAGTTTGATAGATTTTGTGAAGTTGTTGTTTGAACTTTTATACCAGTTTGACCTTCTGGATGAGGTAATGAACTTTTTATACTAGAAAGAACGTCTGAAGAATTTGCTTTTTGATTTTCTGCCGTTATAAATAATTTTTCATTATCTTGATGTAATATATAATAAAATTTTTCTCCAATTTTATCTATTAAAGTAATTAAATCACAATTATTTTTTGGATTTTGCTTTATAAATTCTTCAATTATTGTTTCTAAATTTACAATAAATTTTTTTATTATTATGTGACAGTTTTCATAAACCCTTTTAGTTAGACCATTTTTGATTTTTTGGTTTCCATCTAAAAATTTTTTAATTTCTTCTATTAATTGGCTATAATATATACCTATATCATTTCCTAAATTAGTGTTAATATTTGTTATATTTTTAATTACATTATTAATAAATAATTGTACCTCATCTGAAATTAAATATCTAATTGTTTGTTCAGCATTAGCAGCTGTTATATTATATTTTGTTAGATTATGTACTAAATATAATGAATATGATATTGTATTAAAGATTTTTTCTGGTTTGACATATTTATATTTATCTTTATAATCACCGGAATAAACATTTGCTAATTTAATATCATTAAGATATAATTCACCGTCGTTGTGAATTTTTATCCATCCTGTATAATATCCCAAAGATGAATTAGCAGCATCAGCTTCACTAATTGTTGTTTCTACTACTATTGATCCAAATGATTTGTTTGGCCCATCTCTTTTAACATCCAAATCACTAATTGCCATAGTATTTTCTGGTAATTTATAGCTGACTTCAATGGGAAGTTTAGTTTCCAATATTGCTTTATTTTGATCGGCAAATTCTGAACTCTTCCTGAATAAACATCTATTATTTAACATTACATAATCTATTAGTTTTCCGTGTTTATCCTTAATTGGTTTTTTTTGAATTACAATAACTCTTTTTAACCCATCAATTTCTTGAGATGATTCAAATTCAGATGAAGATTGTCCACACATTAAAATGTATATTTTTTTAATTTCTGGAGGAAAATTTTTTAATGGATCATATGATTTTCCAAATAAAAAATCGGAAATTTTTTTATTATTTTCTTCAAATTGTTGTTGTTTATATTGGTTTTTTATAGAGTCAGATTCATCAGATAATATAAAATTTACTATTTCTTCTTTTTTTAATTCATTTAATTCATTTAATTTATTTAATATTATTAATTCATTTATTATAGAACCATCAAATGGTATATTTAAATAATCACATATTTTTTTTTTTATATATATAGAAATTCCAAAAAATCTTATTGGTGAATTAGCATAATCATGAGCTCTAATATCTCTAGAATTAGATGTAATTTCTTTAAAATTCATTACACCTCTCTTAACATTATACTTCAAAAATAATTTTGAGGCATTTTCGTAAGTCTCTTTTTTTACATAAACCGGATATGTATCTTGATTGAAAGCTAAATCCAATAAATGCTGATATACTGTTTTACCATCATTTTTTAAATCAAAATTCATAATATCATTAAAATGTTCAAACCTACATTGTTTACCTGATTTAACTGGTTCGTTAATTTTTTCAAAATACCTTCCCTTCTTCATTCCATTTCCTATGAATAAAGAATGTAAGTCCTTAAAAATTGGATCCTTTTCGTTTAAGTCATGTTCTTTTAAATAAATTATATAAAAAAACTCATATAGTGCTAGATCATCATAAATATAATTTATTTCTAGATTACTTCCCGCAAACTTTCCTGAAGCTAATACTGGACAATAAGGTGTATTTAAAACAGCACTATAATCAAGAGAAGAAAATAGACAAAAATAATCTAATAGTAATTCCTCTAATTCTTTTAATCCCTCTGCTTGAGAAACATCTAGTGATGTTTTAATTAAAATTAATCTTTCTAAAAGTAAAAAACTTTCTGCTAAAAAATATAAATCTGGATCATCTTCAGTATTTATTAAATCTTCATACAATTTTAGATAATTATTTTTAAATTCTTCCATCACATTCAACATTGATAATGTTAATTCTTTACAAGACTTAGTATTTAAATTATCCCTATTCTGGCCTTCACTACTTTCACGTTTTTTAGCATCTGTATTTTTTTTTGAATCTATATTTTTAAATGCATCATTAAAATATTTTTCATAATTATTTAAAAAAAAAATAGTTTCATTCCAAACAGGTTGCTTATCTTTTTTTTTGTTATTTTTATGTTTTCTCATTATATTTTTAAAAATTTGGCTTTCACATATAACTCGTAATGTTTTCAATGCTAATATTGTTAAACTAGCAATAGAAAGTTCTCCTGAAATTCCAAACTTAGCCTCCCTATTTCTCCAAATATAGCACATTTTTTCATCTCTTAAAGAATTAAATAAATTTAATTGGGGTATATCAATTTCAGTAAAACATTTTTCTGGGTTTGCTATAGGAATATCGTTTGATCCAGTTGTTTCTTTTTCCCAGTATTTAGTAAATTTTTTTTCGTAAAAATCTTCAATAACTGTTTTTTCTAATAAGGTAGGAGATTTCCTATTAAACTTTTCTTGTATTCTTTCAACTTTTTTTTGATTTTCCGAGTTGTTTTCCATATTTTGTATTATGATATTTACGTCTATAGGATTTTCCAAATCAGGGTAATTATTAAGGTCCTGACTAAAATTTGGATCAGAAAATTTTATATTCGGTGGAGGAGATTGAAATTGATTTGTATTCATAGACAGATTTGAATTCCTAGGTTGATCTATATCCATTTGTTGTTTATATTCGGTATATTTTTTTAAAGCATCTTCAGTTAAAATAGAATCATCCTTAAATTTAATTTGTTTTTCTATTTCATCCGGTTCTAAACTTCTTTTTGGAAGATTTATGTCAAAAAATCCCACTGATTCATTATAATCAATATATGGAACATTTATTGGTCGTTTTAAACCAATGTTACCGTAATCATCTTCATTTTCCATATATATATAATATTAAAAAAAATAATTGTTTTATTCTAAAACTATTAATTATAAACATTTTTAAATAATTTTTGTATGATTCTTCTTGTGAAGAACCAGAAATAGATTCTTTAACAATATTAAGATACTTATTATTTTGTATAGATTCGTAATTCATAATTATTAAAATGAGGATTTTCTTTAGTCCATTCTTTTATTTTAGGTTTTCAATTTTTTTACTTCTTTATAACATTTATTTTTTGTCCATTTTATAACGAAGTAAAAAAAACCAAATCACTTTCTTACTTCGTTATAGAAATCGATAATTTCCACCTAATATATATTATTCAATTTTTAACTTAAAGAGTCTTTAAGTTCCTTTTTAATATATATATTATTCCAAATTTTTTTTAAATATCTTGGTAATATAAATGGAATGTAATATGGATACCATGGAAATTATTAATTTAAATAAATTTAATGATGAAATTAAAAAATATAATGATGAAACAAATGGAGAATTACAAGAACTTTTTTCAACATGTAATACAAAAGAGAGTGATATAATAAAGGGTGGTGCAGGAACAAATACAAAATTAAATAAGTATTTTTTTATTATTTTGTTGCTTTTAATATTATCAGTTTTTACTAATAAATTTGTTAGAGAATTAATTTTAATTTTTCCACCTTACTTAGCTAGTCAAATATCAATATCCTTCATAAATCTTTTAAAAATGTTTATAATTAATAGATGCACTAATCAGATTCCAATATTAAATGATATGTGCCCAGCATATAAAGATTTATTTATTGAATTTTTGAACAATTTAGAAATCATTATAATAAAGTTTGGACCTATTCTCAAATATGGAATTGCTTACATTATTAATGGACTAGCGGTTAGAGATATTTATAATGACAGCAAAATATATTATTATTTATTAAATAATCCTGAATTCATAGATGATATTAAATATCCAGAAAATACTGAATTTATTGTAAATAAATATAATTATCCAAGAGATTTTGTTGAAATAATTAACTTAGCTATTAATGAATATTCACAGACGAACAGATATAAATTTATTCCAAAATATATAAAAAAGTTAATATATTTAGACAGAGTTATTTTAGAAGATCAAGGCGATAATGTTGAACTAGATAAATTTATTGCTATTAACGATGAATATGTTTATTTAAAACCTGTTTATACAAGATTTTATATTAATATTGGCTATTTATCTGTTAATTATATTAGTGAAGATCAGGCAAAAATTGAAATAAACAAATATATAAAAGATAGAACCGAGATGAAAAAAATATTAAAATTATTAGAATTAAGATTAAACTTTCCAGAATCACTTATACGTAATCTTTCTCAAACTCTAGATTATGGTTATAAATCAAATATATTTAAAACTATCGGTTATGGTGATATCCCTATAGGTATAAAAAATCTAAAACAAAAAAGAAAAGAGCAATGGGATGCTTTAAGAGTCGCTTTTCTCGAAGAAAGAAGGCAAAAAGAGGAACAGGAAAAAGAGAAACAGGAAAATACATCTTCACTTGGGGGTAAACTAACAAAAAAGAAGACCAGAAAATCTTATAAACTTGTAAAAAAATCCAGAAAATCCTATAAACTTGTAAAAAAATCCAGAAAATCCAGAAAATATTACAAAAAATAAATAATTCGTTATTTTTTATTTTTTATAATATTATTTAGTTTATTTAGTTTTTAATATATTTATATATTATAAAATGGGCAAACAATCAGGAGAACTGGTAAAAACCATAGGTGTAAGTAGTAGTGCCAACGATAATCTGGCAACAATAGTTTCCGTATTGCGTTATAATTTACCTTCATGCAAAATTATTTTATCTAATGAAAGAGACTATTTTACTATTGTAGGCGTCGTAACTGAGCAATCAAACGCAAATAATTTAGGTTTTGATTATATAACAATATCATCAACTATTACTTCACCTACATTACAGTTCAAAAGACTAGTTGTAAATATTATAGATAATGGAGTTACATTAGGTTTCCCTTTATCTGAAACTGACATATTAGGTTTTATGAATGTTGAATTACAAAAAATTATACAAGAAGCAAGAGATAACGCAATAAACAATAAATCACTTTATTATAAATTTAATTTTCCGCCAGCTTGTTCATTAGATAATTTAGCTTCAACAAATGGTTATACAACTTATGGATATCCTAAAATCTTCTTAGATATTTCATTAGAATATGTTGGTTAGAGAGAAATAATATTTAATAATACAAATAGAATATATTATTAAATATTATTATATATTAAATGTCTATTTATTTTTTAAATGGTTTGACTATTGATATAGAAAAAATACCTGATTATCATGAATTCAAAAATAATACGTTTAACCAACAACTAGATTCAGAAATTTGTCACTTGATACTAGCAACAAATAATCCTCACATTACAGATGATATGAAAGAAAATTTTAAAGAAACTATTGTTAATAATCTTAATGAAAATGATATTTTGGAAACAAAATTATATCAAGAAAGTAATATTGGTAGGTTTTATTACAAAAATGGCATAACAATTTCAACAAATATATTTTACAAGCTTACTAGTTTAAAACTATTAGGATGGAAACAAATAGATATTCAAAAATCAGGACTATCTATTTTATCAGGAGTTGCAAAAAATGCGAATATTAAAACACCAGTAATTGATTCAATAATTGAGAATTTTCATGGATTTATGTCCAATCTTAGAACTTGTAATAGCAAAAAATACAAAAAATACAAAAATATTCACTATAGATATATAAAAGTTATAATATATAATTCAATAAAATTTAATCATAAAAAATATTATAATGAATGGAAAGATTTTTTAAAATACGCAGAGAATAATTATAAATCGGAATGGAATGATTTTTTAAAAGAAGATAAAATATTGAATAAAAATTTAAAAAATATCTATCCTAATATACATTCTTTCTACAAAGAAATAAATATTATTAAAAATGAAATTTACAAAAATAATCACGACATTCAAGAAGTAATTACAAAATGTTCCTTAAAACACGAGAAACAATGTTACGCGGTATCCGAAAAATGCAAAAAAAGTATTTTGTTGCAACAGTTTATTGAAATAATTGGAAATCATATTTTGTGGATCATGTATAAATTTCTAAAACAAGAAGACATTTTAAAAAACAATTTTGTTATTCTTGAAGGCGATGGGATTTATTTTAAAACAGATGATAAAAGTATTGATTATGATGATTTGATAGTTCGTTTAAATAAATATATCACAGATGAGGTTGGATTTCAAATTACAACAAAAATGAATTCAATGGACGAAACTGAATATCTTTTGCATGATGTAATTGAACAATATCATAATTTAAACGACGTGGAATACGAATACGACGATGGTGACAGTGTGAATGATAACGATTCTGAGGTTGATGATAGTGTTGAGGATGACAGTGAAGATGACAGTGATTCTGAGGTTGATGATGATGAGGATGACAGTGATTCTGAGGTTGATGATGATGATGATGATTTTAATGATTTTGATGATGTTGTTGTTGATGATGATGATGATGATGATAATGATGATGATGATGATGATGATGATGATAATGATGATGATGATGATGATGATGATAGTGATGATGATGATTAGGAAGATGGCAGTAATTTATTATTCAATTGATGCGATAATAAAATAAAAGTTGATAAAATTTTTATAACGAAGTAAAAAAAATTCCATTCTAATGGAATTCCATCACGATTGTTAGTTTATCCTATTTTCTATCTTATTCAACAAATCTTCATTATATACTAACTTTCCTGACGGTCTATAAGTTTGAATAGGTGTATATTTCTTACTATTCTTTATTTGTTGAATAGGTCCTTGATTCACATTTGTATTTTCAAATCCATCATTATCTTCATTATTTTCTTCCTGTATTTTTTCTCCATATTCATTTACTACAATTCCTGTTTTCTTCTTAATTTCATTCCGAACATAAGATGGTACCCAATGATTCCATGAAATAAAAATTGTATTTGGATGGAAGTAACGAACTTGAAAACCATTTGTTTGTAATGTATCCATTAAATAAGCTATACATCCTGCTTGATCATATTTAGGAACACCAATTATTACTTCTGGAACCACAAACCAACAAAATTTTTCATGTATATTGTTTCGTGATGTTGTCTTAATTCTAACATGTATACGATTCAATATCTTTTTAAATAATTCTAATTTATTTAAATCATTTTGTCTCTTTTTCTCGTATAATTCATCTATATTGATTTTTTCTGAAAAATCTGAAAAATTCTCTAATGTAAAAATATTTGCCATTTAATTCAATATGAGAAAAAAAAATACGTTATTTATTTATTATTTAAATAATTATAATAATTATATGACTATTAAACATATTGTTATATCTGGAGGTGGTCCTTTAGGATTTCAGTTTCTAGGAGTTCTTCAAAAATTAGAAAAAGAAAATTATTGGAAAATTGAAAATATTGAATCTATTTATGGAACCTCAGCAGGATCTATTATAGGCACATTTATATGTTTAAAATATGATTGGGAAACTTTAAACAAATATATTATTGAAAGACCTTGGCATGAGTCTATAAAAATAAATCCAAACCAAATATTTAATTTTTATGATAAGAAAGGTATTTTTGATAATGATTTTTTTAAAATTATTTTTAAGCCATTATTAGAAGCTAAAGATTTATCTTTAAATATTACATTAAAAGAATTTTATAATTTTTCAAATATAGATTTTCATATTTTTACTTTTAATTTAAATAAATTTGAAACTATTGATTTATCCCATAGTACCCATCCTGATTTAAAATTATTAGATGCTTTACATATGTCTTGTGCTATTCCTTGTTTATTTATGCCATTTATTGAAAATGATTTATGTTATATTGACGGGGGTGTAAAACATAATTATCCAATTAATTACTGTTTAAAAGAACATCCAAATAAAGAAGAAATTTTAGCTATTAAATATTCCTATAAAACCGATGATGGTAAACCTATGAAAGCAATGGTAAACCCTGATTCATCATTATTTGATTTTATATCTGTTTTTACAATTAACGCAATGAATTATATAAGAGAAACTATTGAAAATGGCGATATAGATAACAAAATAATTTGTAATATAGATTTTAATCTATTTAATTTAGATTTGTTAATGGAAATTTTAAGTAATTTAGAAATAAGAAAAAAATTATTAGAAGCTGGAGAACAAGATGCTTTACAATTATTAGAAAAAAAATAAATTATAATACTGTATTTAAAAATTGTTCCATTGTTGTTTTTGTGGGTTTAGCATCATATTCAATTACTTGATTATCTTTAACTAACTTAATTGTTGGATATCCTTCAATATTATATTTATCCATCAATTGACTTACTTCTTCACTTTCATTTGTACAATTGTATTCTGTAAACATCAAATTATAACCATTTATACTTTTACCTTCATATTCTGATTTTAAAGATTCCCATTCAGGTTTTGCTGTTTTACAATGTGGACACCAATCTACATAAAATAGCATTAATTTTGCTGTTTTATTTGAGTTTTGATCTTTTGGAACATTTTCTCTGTTTGCGTTAAATGCTGTTTTGTTAGTTACAAGATTTTTATATGTATAATAAGCAAAAAATACTAAAAATAATATAAATACTATTAATAATAATGTTTTCCAATTCATTAATCCACTAAATCTATTTAGAATTGATCTATATCCTCCTGTTTTTGTAATATTGTAAGCTCCGGTAATTGGTCTAATTGTAGTAGAATTCATTATATATATTAAATAAGAATAATTTACATTATATTTTAAACGAATATAAAGTTTAAAATATAATATTCTTTATGATTGTTAGAGATGCCGACGGTAAACTAATTATTATTTCAAGAAATGCTTGTAAAACTGAAACTGTATATAATGAAAAATTATACAATATACGATTAGCATATTGTAATAAATATAAAAGTGTTTTTTTACTTAATAATATAAAGAAATCTCCTAAAGATTTTTTATAATAATTATTGTTATAACGAAGTAAAAAAATAAAAATTTAAAATATTTTTCTTATGACTGAGAGTATTAGAATTACCAAAAATGCTGAAAATACATAACTACATGTTATATTTGTTTTTAATGCGTCCCAATTTCCTGAAAACAAAGAAATATTATATTCATTTTTTACTTTGTTATAAAACATATTTGTTTTAGTTAAATTGTAATACAAAGTATATCCTAAAAGTGTAAGTATCATTACTTTCCCAAATATAGATGATATTAAGAAGTTATTAAGGGGCGTCATAATAAATAATAAAATAAGAAACATAGATACGCTTAAACATATACATGTGTTTTTTGTAGATTTTAAAAATTCAATAATCAGTGTTTTTACATTATAATCATTAGAAGAAGATGAGTTCATTAATTTATATTTATATTATAATTTTTTTAATAAATATTATATTCATATAATATAAATGTATAACAAAGTAAAAAAAACTATAAAAAATAGATCACTAAAAAATAAAACAAAGAAACACCGTATTTTTAAAAAAGGTGATTTTTATTCTGGTGATGGATTTTTAACAACAGTTTGGGGACCAAGTCAATGGCATATGTTACATACAATTAGTTTTAATTATCCAGTTGAACCTACTCAGGAACAAAAAAAACAATATAGAGATTATGTTCTTTCATTAAAAAATGTATTACCATGTGGTGCCTGCCGCAAGAATTTAAAAATGAATTTGGAACATCTTCCTTTAACAATGAAAGATATGAAAAATCGTGATAGCTTTTCGCGTTATATTTATAACTTACATGAATTAGTAAATAGAATGCTTCATAAGACATCTAATTTAACTTATTGTGATGTAAGAGAACGTTATGAACATTTTAGGTCACGATGTACTGATGAAAAACCTAAGGTATATAATTTCTCTTATAAGCGAGATAAAAATACGCGTAAAAATAAAGAAAAAGGTTGTACTGAACCATTGTATGGTAAGAGAGCAAAATGTATATTGAAAATTGTTCCTCAAGAAGAAAAAGGAGAAACGATGCAAATTGATAAAAAATGTATAAAAAGAAGGGAAGGTTAGCAAAACAAATTAATAAAATGTATAAGTATCACATGTAACTATATCACATTGTTTATCTAATTGTGAAATACATTTACCTGAACCACGTATTCCAACCTTTTTTGTATCAAAATATTTTTTTACTTCGTTATAATTATTAATATTTACTTGAATATATTTTTTTCCTTGACAGTAGACTCCAATAAATAACATCAGTAAACTGTCTTTGTTAGAAGTTTTTTTTATACGACTAGAAGCAATTATGCCATTAAATTTATAAACACCTTTTAATAGATCTATATCCAAATAACATTCTGGAAAGAAATCATCATTAACCATATCCCAATATCCATATTGTTTTAACTGCTGAAGCGGCGTATAATTTATTATTTTTTTTCTTCTATTGACCGCATATATTGAAACATCATCCTTTTTAAGATTTTTCTTATAAACATCAACGCCGGCTCTTCTTGCTTCATATAAATGAACCCATTTTTTATATGAAGAATCGCAATTATTTAATGTTGATTTCCAAAATTCATATGGATAATGTGCTTTCATATATGCTAGTTTCCATACAAGTTGAGCATATGAAAACGCGTGTGCTTTACAAAAACCATACCTAGATAAGTTTGATAATTTTCTCATAATATTTTTTTTCCATTCATTGTCATTTGATAAATTATCAATTACTCTTTTGAAATCTTCTATGGTTTTTTTGTCTCCTTTCGCAAATCCTCTCCTATATTTATCCGCATCTTCTTCTGAAACTTTACATACTTTAGAAATAATATCTATGGCATCATCATCAAATATAATAATATCCTTTAATTCTTGTAAACTAGTAAAATTGGTATCTATATTTCTCGCATCTTTAGCTGCTGGTCTGATAATAGACAAACAAACTGCTAAATCATATAAACTAGTGGGTTTGAATTTCATTAACGCAATTCTCATTAGAGGAGATTCAGCTAACGTAATTCCTGCGTTGTCTCCATTATGTAACATATCAAATGTTTTTTTATCATAATGGAATTCTTCAAAATCAATTTCTGAAAATTTATGTATTTCATACAATTGTGATAAACCACGACTAGATAATATATCAATCTTGAAATTTTTATCCTTTGCTACTTCATGTTTATTCATTTTAACTTGTTTTATTGATGAACTATTTTTATTTATTAAATTGTCTTCAGGTACACCATCTGGATAATAAACTATGCCTCCACAATGTAGCGAATAGCATTTGAATGTATTATCTAATTTCTTTTTCTCATCATTAATAAACTTTTGTGTTTCTTTTGGCATTAAACTTATTTCTTTATTAATATCATTTTTAGCAATAAATTTATGAATGCCAGCATTTCTTATTGCCTGTCTTAATGCTGATTTTTCGTGATAATGTACATGATTACTAATTCTAGCTACTTTACCTGGCCACTGTAATTCAATTTTTAAAAATACTTCGTCGCGTAAATTATGTGGAAAGTCTAAATCTATATCCGGTAAATTATTTCTATATTCATTTAGAAATCTTGAGAATTTTATATCATTTAAAATAGGGTCAATATGACTTATACCTAGCAAATAACATACTAAAGATGACCCACAAGAGCCTCTGGTAACATGTGGCATATTTTTTGTAATTTTTAGAATTTGTATTGCCTGAATAAGATGATAAAATAGATTTTTTCTTTCAAGTAAGTTCAACTCGTAATCTAATCGTTTATTGTAAATAGGCAGATTAGAAGGAAAAGTTCTAATAAATAATTTCTCAATATCAGACCTAGTTATTAATTGAGAACAAGGATTGCTTAAAGATTCTTGTATAGGTAATGGTATAGGTTTTAATTTTGTCATAGTAAGCGTATTAATTTTGATTAATTTAGTTACTCCGTTAAAAGTAGAATTAACTGTAATATAATTATATTTCCAAGGGAATATATTATTTGGTAATTTAAGATAATCATTTAATTTATTACATATAGCATAAGAATTTTTAGCTTTTATATCAATAATTAATCCAAACTTTTTAAGTCTATTAGCGTCAAGTCTTAAAACACGACCTATAGATTGAACAAATACTTTTGGTGATCTATTTTCAACTTTATCAAGGAATACACAACAATCCAGATTTTTTATATCAGAACCTTCTCTATGTTTACAAGCACAAAATAGAATAGCCTTGGATTCAGCTTGTTTAAAAGCATCATAATCACCAATGACATCTTGTATATTATTTTTTTCACTAGTATCAATACAAATAAGATAATCGCTAAAATATAGTTGCCACTTTTTAGCTAATTCTGTACATAATTCAATCATACCACACCATATAATTATTTTTTTATAAATAATATGAGGTTTTTCTACTAATTGTTTTGTTAAATAAATTATTTCATTTTGGTCAATCATTTGTTCGCATGTAAACCATTTAATTTTGGGCGGTACAATCACATCATCCATAAAAGAATCATAAATGGAATATTGTGATAAAATATTGTCATATGGTTTATATGACATATCTGGAGTGGCAGAGAATCCGATACATTTTGGTATTATATTTGTTAAAGAATTTAAATAGTGTTCATAAAATAATCGTGTTGTTTCATTTATAATTGTATGACATTCATCATGAATTATCAGATTAATAGGCACTTTTATTTTTTTATATTTATCGCTTGAAACTAGATAAGCACGATTAATAATGAGTAGCAAAGGTTTATTCCAATATTTGGACGAATTGACACTATTGTACCAATTATCTAGCTTATAATCTGAAAAGTTAAGAACATTGAATTTTTTTATAATTGATAAGAAATTTCTTTCTTTTATATTATTCATATTGAATTGTTCAATAAGAATAGATTTTTTTTCACAAATCCATAGGATATTACCATTAGGATACTTTTCATTATAATTTTTGATTATATTCATTGCTATCCATGATTTACCAGTTCCTGTCGCGTGAAAATGAATACCGGATTCAAAATCATTGTCTATTGATACTTGAAGAGCCTTGATTTGATTTGGTCTTAAATTGATTGATTGATTCATTAAATTATTATTGTTAACCCAATTTAGTAAGGCTTAGTAATAATTCAATTTTTTTAACTTTTCATTTTTATTTTTTAAACATATCTAAAAATATAACCGCATTTTGTTGATTTTGTTTTACCCCTACAATTATCACTTATACAACTAGAACTTATATGTAATTCTTTAGCACATTCTACAATTGAATTATGCTCTTTTAATATCATCATATTTTGGTCATATTGTATTATTTTTTTTGTACAATTAGACATACCATTATTAATTTTGTGTAAATTATTTTCAAGACAGGTTGCCCATTCTAAATTTGATAATGAATTATTTAATTTGTTACCATCTTTGTGATTTACAAATTCTTTATTTTGTGGATTTTCTAAAAAAGTTAAAGCTATTAAACGATGTAATAAATATAACTTTTTATTAATTGCTATTCTAATATATCCTGAATCATTTGAATAATTAGTTTTAATTATATTTTTATTATTTTTAAATCTTCCTAAATCAGATACAAAATAATTATTTTTACCCAAAATTTCAAATGGTATTTCCTTCCAATTTTCATTGATAATAGATTCATTATTTATGATATACCTCCATCTAAAATTATAAGCAAAATTTCTTTTATTATTAGCAACCGCACAAATTTTTGAACTGACAATACAAATGCTATTTCTATTTTTATCTCTAATTTTACTTAAATTATTATCAATTATCCATAGAGCAGCATGAGAAATAGAATCAAATTTTTCAATTATAATGTTTGATATTTTATCAATCTTATAAACAGGTATGTAATTAAGATTTTTTAGTATTGGTTTTTTATTTAATATTAAATGCTTATTTTGTTCAGACATTGTTGCCCATTCTAAATTATATATATGGTTATTATTTCTAACACTATCAATATGATTAACTGTTGGCTTATTTTCAGGATTTGAAATAAATGTTTTAGCAACTAACCGATGAACACTAGACGCAACGTTTTTTTTGATATTATTTATTAATGAAACCTTTAAATAACCTGAATATGTTTTTTGTAATTTCAATATTTTATTTGTTGTTTTATTCTTAACATTTCCAAATGTACTAACTTCATAATTAGGAAAGTCGTCAATTGTTTTCCATATTTCTTCCATTTATATATTATTATAATAATTGTTTAAGTTATAATACGCTAAATATCTTAAATATTCGTAATTTCTATCTTTGATAATTTTTTTTTCAAATAATAATTTTTATTATATTCTTTTTTCTTATCAGAAGATATAGGATTTTCTTTCATTTTATTTAATAATTCTTCTTTATGTGTCTCGTAATACTTTTTATTTCTTGTTGGCGCAGTATATTTTTTTAAATGAAGTTTTAAATCTTCATTTTCTTTTTCTAAAATCAATAATTTCTCTTTTAATTCATTGTTTTCTTTTTTTATAATATCAATATGTTCCATTTAACTTTGTTATTGATATTATATTCATTTATTTTTAAGTTTGTTTAATTTACATTCCAAAACTTGAAAAACTATTCAAAACTGGAACTGGCATGTAATCTTGATTAAATGAGTTGTAGTTAGGCACTTTTTTACAATCGAATGCAGGCTCAGGACACCTCGAGCACGGTGCACAAGGCGGACACTTTGTTACATCATTATTATCAGGACATTGAACAATTGGTTCAGGACATTTTGGACAAACAGGCGGTACAACTTGCGACTTTAAAATATATAAATCTTCTTGACCAAATGGAATCATACTTTTAGGAATACCTTTAGGTAAAGAGTTGGAATATGCTGATGAATCATAAGTAGAGTATGTACTTCCTTGAGGTCCGTTAATTGTGTTAGTATTAATATATGGATTATTATATGAAGAAGCATAAGGGTTAATATTAGCAAAAGCATTATTATAATCCGATCCAGTTGTGTTAGTATCTGGACTGTATTGATTAATTGTTGAGTCTTGGCTAGTTTGAGCGTCAGCACTATTAGAATAATATAAAATTTTAGAACCATTTGATAAAGTAATTTCAATTGCTTGATTACCACTTTGTAATGTAATTATTTTTGCTGAACCACCATTTGGCCCATAATAGGATTGAACTGATGCTGAACCATTACCACTACTATTAATATAATAAATATCAGTTGTACCATTTTTGTTAGTTATAACAATTGTATTACTAGTTGGAGTTTGAACTATTCTAGCTGTTCCACCATTTGGGCCATAAAATATAGAAGGATAAGAATTACCACTATAATGATTATAATTATCATAATTACTATTACCATTATTGCTGTTACTATTTTGATTTGAAGTATCTGAAGTTGAAGTTGATGATGTTGATGAATTATTTTGCGTAAATGTTACTTGGTTTCCATTAGCATCATTAGTTTGAAAACTAATTGCGCCTCCAGTTTTAGAATAATCGGTTAACATGGCTGTAGAACCATTTGGCCCAGTATATGAAATATAATTTTGAGATGTAAGGTGTTGACCTTGATCAGGTGGAATTTGATTATAAATTATTGCTGATCCATTTGGAGGTGTAACAGTAGCTACACTTAGTCCATTAGTATCAGATGAAATTACAGCGGTTGAACCATCGGTAGCAGTAAAAGTATCAGAATCATATGTATTACTTGAAAATCCTTCCTTTACTACATTATAAAATTTATTACCTCCTAAAAAGGAAAATAAAATAAAACCTAATAATAAAATTACAAAAACTATTAATAATTTACCTTTCATTGTATAATTTATAATGTGAAAAAACTTTTTTATAACAAAGTAAAAAAAATATAGAAACAAAATACAATTAATACTAAATGATATATTTTTTATAACAATTATAATAGAATCAGTCTTGTAAAAAAATTGATTTGTAATTTTTATATTTTAAAAATATAATAATTAGAAATGATACATAGTAATAAAAACTGGATAGAAGCTGTAATTATTGATGATGACGATAAAGGCGACAATATAGGCAATGATAAAGACAATGATGATGATAAAACTCCAATAAAAAATATTGTAATAAAAAAAGAAAAACTATTAAGAAAGAGCCCATCCGTTTTAAGTAAATGTTTTAATGAAGATCCAAATATTATAGAATTAGGATTAGATGAAGCAGGTAGAGGTCCTATGTTTGGAAGAGTTTATGCTGGAGCAGTAATTTTACCTAAAGATGATAATTTTGATCATTCTTTAATGAAAGATAGTAAGAAATTTCATAGTAAAAAGAAGATTGAACAAGTAGCTGATTATATTAAAGAAAATGCTATAGCATGGTCAGTAGAATATGAAGATGAAAAAGTAATTGACGAAATTAATATTTTACAAGCAACACAATCAGCATTTGCTAAATGTATTAAGAATATTTTGAAACAATTTACAGAATTAAATAAAATTATAAATAATGAAGATATACTTTTGTTAGTTGATGGTAATTATTTTAAACCCTTTACAACTCTAAATAAAACAAAAACAAAAATGGAAACATTAAAATATCAATTAATTGAAGGCGGTGATAATAAATATACATCTATTGCGGCAGCTTCTATATTAGCTAAAGTTGAAAGAGATAAATATATTGAGAAACTTTGTTTAGACAATTCTGAATTAATAGAACGTTACGGAATAGATTCAAATAAAGGTTATGGGTCAAAAAAACATATGGATGGTATTAAACAATATGGAATTACTAAATGGCATAGAAAAACATTTGGAATATGTAAGGAATTTGCTTAATTTTCCTTTACTTCTTTGAAACATAATAATAATTTTTTTTTACTTCTTTATATATTATATAAATAAAATGGTAAAAATATTAGTTTTTGATACTGAAACAACAGGTTTACCACCATTTCAAGTAAATGAAGATAATTTTCCTCCTATAAAAAATGGAAATAAATGGGAAACTTGGTCAGAATTTAACAGTCGTTTAACTGAAATTTTAAATGAGAGTAAATTAGAAAAAGAAATGTTAGATAAAGAGCCTGAATTATTACAGAATTATAAGGATTCATGGCCATATATTGTTCAACTTAGTTATATTTTTTTTGATACAAAAAATAATGAAACAATCGTAAAAGATATTTATATAAATCTTCCCGAAAGATTTACTACTGAGGAATATTTGTCTCAAGCACATAAAATTACTAAAATGGCTATAGAATCTGGATTACAAAATATGGAGTCAAGATTGGATATGGATAAAGCTCTTAATGAATTCATTGATTATTTTAATAACGCAGATGTAGTGACTGGACATAATGTTACTTTTGATATGAATATGTTATTGGCTGAATGTGCCAGAACAGAACAAAAAGATTTGTTTGATGTCTTGATTTCATCAAGAGATAAATTTTATTGTACAGCATGTAAAGCAATTAATAGTGTAAAAATATGCTACACATATAATTGTAATAAAAATCCGCCAATTTATAAAATGCCTAGATTAAATCAAGCATATTTCAGAATGTATGGATATGCTCCAAAAGAAGAAGCTTTACATAATGCTTTAATTGATGTTGTAGCGTGCTTAAGAGTTTTTTATCGTTTATGGTTTCAAGGACTTCATTTTGATGAAAATCAAGAAGTACCAGTCTGTGGAATAGGAGAACCAGATATATATTTTATTTTGAAGGATTTAAATCCTATAAATCCAATTGTTAAAATTATAAACGAATTTACTCCTAATGGGATTAATCCTGAAGGTTTAGGTGAAACTGGATTAAAAATATGTGATCAAATAGATAATGATTTATTGGAATCGCAAATGACAGGAAAAAGTATTCAAGAAATAAAAAATGAAAATAATGAAAAAAGCAGATTAGGAAGATATAAAAGAATAACTGGAATAAAATATGTAAGTTTCCCACCCAAAAAAGCAGGTTCTAAAAAAAAATCTTTAAAAAAGTCAAAAAGAAAATCTAAAAACTCAAAAAGAAAATCAAGGAAATATCGTAACAAAAAATAAACATTTTTAAGCAGAACACATTTCACAAATTTCTTCCTGTTTTTTTATATTTTCAGGTTCAATTGTAAACTGTTGTGCTTGATGTTTAGCCTTTCGTCTTAAATAATATATACCAGTTTTTAAACCTTTGTTCCAAGCATAAAAATGCATAGAAGTTAATTTATTATATACTGGATCTTCCATCCATAAATTGAGACTCTGACTTTGACAAATAAACGCACCTCTATCAGCTGCCATATCAATTAAATGTTTCATAGGTATTTCCCAAACTATTTTGTATTTATCACGAATATGATCAGGAATGTTAGTTAGTTGTTGAACTGATCCCTTATTAGCAATAATATTATTTTTAATTTGTTCATTCCATAAACCTAAATTAATTAATTCTTTCATTAAATATTTATTAACAACAACAAATTCTCCTGCTAAAGTTCTTCTAGAATAAATATTACTAGTTAAGGGTTCAAAACATTCATTGTATCCTAAAATTTGAGATGTTGACGCAGTAGGCATAGGAGCCACAAGTAAAGAATTTCTAAGTCCATTTTCAATAATAGATTGTTTTAACTTTGCCCAATCATAACGGTTACTTGGTTCTTTAGACCACATATCAAATTGAAGAATTCCTTTAGAAGCAGGAGAACCTTCAAAGGAAGTATAAGATCCAAGTAAGTTTGATTCTTCTCCTCTAATTGATAAACAATCATATTCTTCTTCTGGTATAAAATTCATAAAAGCAAATCTATCTTTTTTTACTAATTCTTTCAAAATTTTAGTTCTTTGTAAAGCTATTTCATTACTTTTTTCTAAAGCAGCATGATAAATTGTTTCAAAAATATTGGTGTTTACTTCTTTAGCTAGCTCAGAATGAAATGGTATATCCATTAAAATAAAAGCATCTGCTAATCCTTGAACACCAATGCCAATGGGTCTATGTCTCATATTACTTCTCTTTGTTTTTTCAGTTGGATAAAAATTAATATCTATCACTTGATTTAAATTGTTAGTTACAACTTTTGTTATTTCATGAAGCTTATCGTAATCAAATTGTTTTGTTTCTTCGTTTACAAATGCTGGTAATGCGATTGATGCTAGATTACAAACAGCGGTCTCTTTATCGTCTGAGTACTGCACTACTTCACTGCATAAATTTGACGATTTAATAGTTCCTATATTTTGTTGATTAGATTTTTTATTACAAGCATCTTTATAAAGAATATAAGGTGTTCCTGTTTCCATTTGTGCGTCAAGAATTGCGAACCATAAATCACGTGCTAGAATAGTTTTTCTAGCTTTCCCTTCATTTTCATATTTTTCATAAAGATTTTTAAATTGTTCACTATAAACATCAGATAACCCAGGACATTCATGAGGACAAAATAAAGACCATTTACCATTTGGTTCTTTTACTCTTTCCATAAATAAATCAGAAATCCACAAAGCATAAAATAAATCACGTGCTTTTAATTCTTCATCGCCATGATTTTTTCTAAGCTCTAAAAATTCAAAAATATCGGCATGCCAAGGTTCTAAATAAATAGCAAACGA